ATACCATTGGCAGACGCCGCGACCGACAGGTGCAGCGGGTACCTCGCCATTGATCCCCTAACACCAATCATCTCCACTTACTGCCAGACGATCATCCGCCTGTACGCCGAGGGGGCAAGCAGCCTCGAGGCAAGGCAGGAGAGGGCCTGCAAGGCCCGTGATTGCCCATACTGGTTGTGGGAACGGCAGGCTTGGCCACAATTTCCGGAAGACCTCGAGAAAATCTGGAATTGCATGGCCGCCCGCGTGGGCGTAAGTGTTGAGGTGCTCCGGCAGTACGATCAGATGCTGAAGGAGGCACAGTCAGTGGAAGAAATCGTGCCCTTGCTGCGCGCACCGCAGGCCAGCCCGGTCGAGGGCGGGCTGGCGCATGACGGTATGCCATCGGGCGATTTCACGGGGCCTCGGTCTAACGCACGTAGGAATAAGACAGAAGCGAACCAAGCACGCTGCAACTACGAGCAACATGAGCGAACGCTCAGCGCAAGACTTGCTGGAGACGCTGGACAAAGCCGGCCAGGCCGTGGCCGCGCTGCTCAACCAGTGCATCCCGGCGACGACCGTACAGGCGATGCTGCGCGATTGGGAGGGACTGCAGCGGACGCTGCAGACCGGAGCGGATCGGTTCTCGAACTGCTACGCCAGCCTGGAGGAAAAACCAGTGTGGCAGGTCAACCTACCGACTCTGCCGGTCGACTACCCCGACACGCAGCAGAACAGGCTGAAGCGTGTGGCCCTAGAGCTGCTTATCCTGGCTCAGGACCCGCGCGTGGACGAGGCAACCGTGGCGGAAACGCTGCAGGCCATAACCGCGGCTCTCTACCGACTAGGGGGTCTCGGGGCGGTCGCAGCAATGACCGCCTATACGGAAGCGTGCCCCCGCCCAGCCTGGACGCAACGGTCCGCACCCCCTGTCCACCAGGGATGCGCGGGCGGGGCGCCCCCGGCGCCCCGATTGGCCGCGGAGGCCGCGGCGGTTTGCCCGTTGGGGGTACCAATCAGCGGGGAGGTGGCGGGAGCGGCGGCGCAGTTTCTGGTCGCCCACCTGCCGCCGCGCCCACCGGTGCCCCAACCGAGGCCGCGAAATCGCGTCCCATCGCGATCGCCCGAAGAGTCGGGCCTGGAGGAAAGCCCGGAGGAGTGGGAACCCCATACCCACCTCTTGAAGCCAGCTTCGTGCGCGGAAGCGGAGGTGAAGCAGCTGGAACTACAGCTGCGAAACCTCCAGCTGCCCAACCGGGACCGGTTGGGATCGAACGCGTCGAGCAGCAGCTCGTGGGCCAGCGCGGAAACGCGTATGGATCAGAGCCCGACGGGCTTGGCGACCTCTGGGGCCGGCTCAGCGGCTTCTCGGCA